CGGTCAGCCCGGAAATCACGGTAACCGGCGCGACCAACAACCGCCGCCACCCCGCCGCACTGGTCACCACATCCTCGAACGGCCGCACGATCACCGCCGCCCCCAGAAAAGCCTCCCCCAGCAGCAAAGCCGTCGACGCCAACCGCGCCAGCACGAGGTCCTCCCCGCTCTCCACCCGCAACAAAGCCCTAGCCGCGACGACCACCTCAGCGATCACCCCGGCAGAAATCGCCGACCCCGTCATAACGATGTCACCAAAACTTCCCTCGCCCCTCGGGGGAGTGGGAGGGGCCCGCGCGCCCTTGCGCGTGGGAGGGAGAGGGGTTTGGGACGAGCACCCCTCGTCCCAAACCCCTCCCGCCGAAACTCAAGCCACCGAGAACTTCATCAGCTTGATAGCCTCGGAGTTCGTCACGCACCCACCGACCCGCTTGGTCGCGTAGAAGTTCACGAACGGCTTGTTCGAATACGGATCACGCAGGATCCCCGTCTCGGTCCGCTCTGCGATAATATACCCCGCGCGGAAATTCCCGAACGCGATCGCCAGAGCATTCGCGGCAATATCCGGCATGTCCTCGGCCTCCACCACCGGATACCCCAGCAGCGTAGCCGGCACCCCAGCCGCCAGCGACGGCGCCCAAACGAACGCCCCATCCGTCGTCTTGAACTTGCGGATCCGCGCCAGAGTCGCCGCATTCATGACAAAGCTGGCCCCCTGTCGATAAGGCCCGCGCAAAGACTGAACCAGATCGATCAACCGCTCCTGCGGGTTCGCCGAAAAGTCCCCCGCAGTCCCGCTCGCGAGGTACTGCAAAGTCCCGAAAGCCCGAACCCCATCCGCAGTCGCCGCAGTAGCCGACGTCAAAAACCCCTTCGGCCGCGACACGCCCGACCCGGACACGAAAGCCGCCCCCTCGGCCTTGGCGAACTCCATCGCGATCTCGCCCGCCAGCCACTCCTCGACATCGAACGCAGCATCGTCGAGCATCGCCTGGCTAGCCGAAGGATTGGCATACAGCTCCCCCGTAGGCGGCGCGATCTCGACGAACACCGGCGACGCCGTCTCCGGCCGAGCCGCATTCTCTGCCGCCCAACCAGACGGCGTACCGCCCGTGGTCACGAGCTTGCGATACCCAGCCGAGCCAACCTTTACGACATTGGCGATCGACCGGATCGGCGACACCGCCTTCAGCAGAGTATCGATCTGAGCATCGATCTCCCGCGGCACCGCAAACCCGCCGGCGTCCCCCGTAACCCCGGTAAACGCCTTCATCTCCAGCGTAGCACCAGTCCGAACGAACCCCGCAAACGCCGCATTCTGCGCCAAGGGGGAAGCCCCCGCCAAAACCGGCCGGTCAACAGCACTCATGTCCATCTCCTCGCATGAAACGAAAAAAGGCGCCCCGCAGGACGCCCAATGAAACTGAATCCCTCGCCCCTCCGGGGAGAGGGAAGGGGCCCGCGCCGGAGGCAGCGGGAAGGGAGAGGGGCGTGAGGCTCGCAACCCCCGCACCAATCGCCGTTCTCCTGCGAACGCAGGAGCCCAGGGTCACACGCGTCTCACGCCTCGACCCCGGATTCCTGCGTCCGCAGGAAAACGATCACGCCAAGACGTCCACCACCTCAAGCCGAGCCAAAGCCTGCATAGGCACCGCCACCAGACTAACCTCCACCAGTTCGACCGACAGCAACTCCCGCCGCACCCCCTGCCGCACAGACGTCGCCCGATACCCAACCGACAACCCAGCCACCGCCCCTGCCCGCACCAGCCGAGCCAGCTCCGGATCCGCAACCACCCCCTCGACCCGCAACCCCCGCGCATCCTCCGCAACGACGGACAAAGACCCAACCGAACCCCCACGATGCTGCCACAACAGAGGCACCACCCCAGCCCCGGCAAAAGCCCCCCGCCGCATCACATCCCCCGCCCGATCGACAACATCGAACACCGCCGCATACCCAGCAAACGTCACCGGGCTCACTTCAACCACGCGGCAAACCCCAGCTTCACCGCCAGCCCCGCCAACATCAGCGCCATAGCCAGCCGAGCGATCCACCCCACCACCGCCTTCCACACCGACCGCTTCGCATCCCGCCAGGCCGCCAGAAGCTCGCGCAACTCCGCCACATCCTCCCGAGCCCGCTCATCGCTCAAAGCCACCCGCGCCAAGGCCCGAGCCGCCCCCAACTCCCCCGCCTCCTCGACGATCGCCCGCAACGTCACCAGATCGACACCGCGCTCCGCCCCCTGCCGCATCAACTGCGCCAAAACCGCCCCATCCATCACGCCACCTCCTGAATTTCCAGCAGAGCCCGCTTCTCAGCATCGCTAAGAAACGAAGCTCCTGAAACCATCCCCCAAAGCCGCTCGCGGTCCTCCGCCAGCGCCGGCACCCGGTCGAGATCGACCGAAATCGCCGCCCCCTCGAACCACCCGGCCAGCCCCTGCGCGATCCCGCCCAGCACCGCCGTCGCCAGCGGCAAAATCGCCAGCCGCCACAGCGCCCGATTAGCCTCGCGGTAATTCGCGTAGCTATTGTCCCCCGGCAGCCCGAGCAGCATCGGCGGCACCCCGAACGCCAGCGCGATCTCCCGCGCCGCCGCCGCCTTGGTGCCCACGAAATCCATATCCGCCGGCGACAAACTCAACGCCTGCCACCTCAGCCCCCCCTCCAGCAGCATCGGCCGCCCCGCATTCCCCGCCCCCGAGAACGACGCCTCCAGCTCACCCCGCAACCGCTCGAACTGCTCGGTCGACAGCGTCGCGCCGTCCTTCGGATCGTACATCAACGCCCCCGAAGGCCGCGCCGCGTTATCCAGCAAAGCCTTGTTCCACCGCGCCGCCGCATTGTGGATCGCCACCGCCCCCGAAGCCGCCCCCAGGCACCCCAGCCCATAATGGTCATCGACCGGATTGAAGCTCTTCAGGTGGATCACCTCGGGCCGCACCGGATCCGCATGCAACCGCGAAACCCGCTCCCCGACCCGATACCGATAAGCCGCCGGCCACCCGCTAGCATCCGGCTCGACCGTCACCCGCTCCGGCCGCAGCGCATAAAGCTCGGCTGCCCCGCCCTCGACGTCACGCAACACCTGCACATACGCATTGCCGTGCAGCATCAGATGCGCCGCCACCGTCTCGATCAGCGTCTGCCCCCCCGACCGCACCGTCGCCAACGCCAGCAACGCCGGATCCGACGCGACGATCGGCGCGCTCCCCAGCCCCTCCACCACCAGCTTCACCGCCCGCTGCGCAATCGGATTGTCCAGATACGCCTCGCGCACCTGAGCCTCGTAACTCCGCGGCCACTCGCCAAACGCCGACCCCCCGATCGCCCCCGCCGCCGACCGAGACAACACCGGCCGCGACTCATCGCGCCCGGATTTCCACCCGAACAATTTCATGCCGATCTCCTAAATTCCCTCGCCCCCACGGGGAGAGGGAGGGGCCCGCGCGCGCTTGCGCGTGGGAGGGTGAGGGGAGTGAGGCTAGGAACACCCGCCCCAAAGCCCCTCACCCTCCCGTCGCAAAAGCTCCTCCTTCCCTCTCCCCAAAGGGGAGAGGGCCACCCCTACAAAACCCGCACAGAAACCCGCGCCCGCGGCCCCAGCATCACCTCGGTCATCGCCCACACAAGAGCATCGGCCCGATCCGGCGACCGCCCCGGCCCCTCATACCCGCCCCCGGCAATCAGCCCGCAAAGCTCATCCTCCAGCGCCGGAAAAGCCCCCACATGCCAAGCCCGCCCACACTCATACAAAGCCGCCACCGGCTCGGCCCGCGCCACCTTCCCGAGCGAAGCATGCACCAGCTTCACCGGCATCGCCCGATCAGCCCCCGAGAGGACACTCCCCACCATCTTCCCCCCCTGGTTGGCCTCCGCAATCACCCGGTCCGCGCCATGCCGCGCCGCGCACTCGGCCACAGCCCGAGCCCACCCCTCCGGGCTAGCCCCAGACACGCTGGCATCCTCAAGCACATACCCAAACCCATCGACCCCCAGCGCAACCACCACGATCCCGCAAGCATCCCCCGGCCCCCCGGACACACTCCCCGCCGGAGGATCCACGCCCACCACGACGCGCGTCAGCTCCGGCGCAAAAGCCACCCGCCGGGACTCCACCAGCGCCCGCGTCCACAAGGCGCCGGCAATATCCTCGATCAGCTCGCCATCCAGCTCCTGCCGCCCCAACCGAGTCCCCGCATACGTGGCGGTAACCGCCTCCACGAAACTCACCGGCAGATGCGGATTGTCGCGCGTCCGCCCGCGCGTTTCGACCAGTCCCGGCAACGCCATCACCCGCCGCATCAGCGCGACCGGTCGCGGCGTCGTCGTCACCAGCACGCGCGGCACCGTACCCAGCCGCAAGCCCATCATCAGATTGTCCCAGGTCGGATCGCCGTAGCGCCACTTCGCCAGTTCGTCGCACCACGCCCAGCCATGCTCGGGCCCACGCAACGCTTCCGGCGCCTCCGCCGAATACGCATAGGCCTTCGCACCATTGCCGAAATGCACTTCGCCGACCGCACTGCGCCACGTCAGCGCCTCGTTGTCGTGCGCCACCGCGATCAGGCCGCTTTCCCCC